GTCCGGGTACACTTAATCCATGTGTTCCGGTTATGTAATCTCCCGTCCCGTCAAATACAAAAGCTCCATTTGAAACCTGTGGGTCTCCACCTAGTGTAGCATTGTTAGTATTAGGAGAAAGGTTCACAGGATTCGTAGGGGCGTTTCCATTATCCAAGTCCTTCGCATCATAGTAGACCTCCAACTGGGTCCCCGTGGTCGCCGGCACGTTGTACACGGACTTTAGGGTGGTGTCTAGGGAGCCACTGCCTTCTTCGTGGCCGTAGTATTCGAGTTCGGAAATACGTGTATAACCAGCGGTGCGTCTGTATGTTTTAGTTATTTGTAATCTAATATATTTGTAATACTCGGTTGCGTTTATGTTGATGTAAGTACTATTATTAGTTATCGAGTCGATAGGTAAATCTGTCTCTGTTTTAAGCAAAACCCAGTTAGTTTCATTGTTACTACCATATAGCTTTATGTCACGTGGTGCATTTTGATAATTGATACCTGAATGTTCATATCCTTTTAGGAACATTTTTTGTAACCGCAAAGCTTTGGGTAGTTCTAGTGATAAATATTCGCCAAATGAACCGTTCCATGAAAATGTAGATATACCGGTACCAGACGCGTATGTAGCGTCACTGGCCCAACCAGTGGTAGAATTAGTAACAACTCCATCAAAAGCTGTATATTCCGGATACGACCCCGACCCATTTGAAGAACCACTCGCCGCATACCCACTCTGTGAAGCCGAAGTCATAGCCACCTCCGGGTACTTCCGCAGGGGTCGATCGTGGGGTCCCGTGTATTCGGTGACCACGTTGGAATCCACACTGACGGACATAGGGCTTGTATAGAATGTATTTCCGGAAATGGTAAGATTTTGACTGGCCACTACGTTCCCAGAAACGGTAAGATTTTGACTGGCTACTACGTTTCCAGACATATTTATAAGGCCGTTGGCACATGGAATTAGAGTTGGACTAGTGGGTGCAGCCACTTCTGTGTACGTACTAGAAGTGACCTTAATATTTGTTTGGACAGGTGAAGTAGGATGCACCCATAAATGATATGTCGTTGGATTATCTGATGTATAATACCATTCATAGTTGACAGTAGAAGATGAATCGATGCCATTGACTAATGGGGTAGAGTTCACATTTCGAGTGATTGTGAATTTACTCGCTGAACCAAGAGAAGCTCCCTGGTCAGTGATAAGTACTTCGGTGATTCCATGTACTGTAAAGTGACCCACATATAGGTCATTACTACCGGACGCTGTCCGAATACCCCAATCCTTCGTGTAGATGAGACCACCTATTTTCAAGTTTCCTGAAGTAATTATATTACTCGTAGCATCAATCGCTGTAGTAACGTTTGAGAGGGTTAGTGTGTGTGGGGAAGTAGCTCCCAAGCTTGTAACATTTGATAAATTAAGTTCAAACGATGGTGAGATTTCAGACGTAACATAAAGATTGCCTGTCCCGATTTTGAGATTTTGACACTCGGTGTTCGAGGTCCTGAGAGTTGCGTTTGTGATGTCGAGAAATCCTGTTGGCGAATAAATCGGCATAGTCTCTTATCTACTATTGAGTAAGTTTTTTTCTTGCAAAGTGGGACTCGGTCCACTTTGGAGGAAATGTTTATTGGGGTGGGGCTAGCCACAATGATACGTGCACCCGACGAAGGCCGCTGTATGAACGGCATTAGCTTCATCCGTGATGTTTCCATTGGCATCGAGGTACCTAATTTTATAGGCTTTTTCTGTTCCTGTTGGATGGTCTTCCCATTGGATTTGGCCGTGTTCGTCTAGAACATTTTCTCCGTCTTCATCCTTCTTGATGACTTGGACGGGTTGAGTCGCGGGATCAAAATCACAATCCATCGTGATCTTGGCAACTGTATAATTTGCGAGGAATTCCGAATCTTGTTTTTGACCGTAGCCCTTAACTGTGGAAGTTGTTATGTAGTCACCTGATTCGAGAGGGCCGTTGATGTTTGTCACCCAAATGGCACCCTCACCGAGGGAGTTGATGAAGACGCGGGTATCACCCTTTTCTTTTTCGAAGGGGGTCACAAAATTACCATACGCATCACTGCGTTCTTCGGGGTCTTCGGATGCTGAGATGACACCGAAACACGTTTTATCGATGACCACATTTGATAAGGATACGATTGGAATAGATTCATTAATCGTAATAGCATTTGAACCGGTTTCTAATCCGTTATTTATCTTGATATACTTATTCGTGTTAGCTGAAACGATTAACCCCTGTAACTCATTTATACCTTCCGGTGTAATACCCCTTATAATATTTCTATGTTGTCCAGTAAAAGAAATTATCCCAACATCAGATCGTCCAAGATACCCCTTGGAGCTGTTATTGTATTGAAAATCAATGTTTGATCCAGAGCTCATACCAAAATGCCATGAGTTAGTATCATTATCAGCTCTGTACATTCGTATACCCGAACTTCGTGAAGCGTCGTTGACATCTCCCGATTGTTTGATAACGAGATCAGCGTTGTTGGGACTCGTCGTCCCGATGCCTACATTGCCGTGTGCATCAATTCGGACGCGCTCCTGTGGACCTGCACTGCCATCTGTTGTCTTAAATCGAATTCCTATATCTGAACTGTAGTTTCCTTCGCTCACACTTTCGATTGTTACGAACCTATAATCACTAGCGTGTCTGAATTCTAAAATCGCACCAGTTCCGCTGTCTTGTACCGATGCACCCGCCCCCGAACCACGACCGACCTGTAAAGTAGCACAGACTTTAGATGTATGGTCAGTTCCATCCCATAATCCACCTCCATATGTATTAAAAATGCTAGAAGGATTCGAAGTCCCGATACCGACGTTTCCGTTCCCACATATACGCATAACTTCTTGAGTAGTAGCATTCCCGTCACTGGTTATAATAGCTAAACCTTCTAAATCACCAGTGCCAGGTACGTTGACACCTGCGTGATGTAAGTCTGTGTAAGCTGATCCAGTACCTCTTCTTAATCTAATTCCCGGAACATTACCATCGCCTGTGTACACTTCCAAAAATCGACCCGGCGTCGTCGTCCCGATTCCCACCCTGTTATTGATAGCATCAATTTTGAGTGTATTGGTATCAAAAGTCGCGTCACCGGTGAACGAGGGTGCGTTTTGGAGAACGAGTGCACCACTCCCGGTAGACGAAGTCGTGCCAGTACCACCACGGGACACTGGGAGTGTTCCCCCGGTGATTTTGGATGCATCGAGACTTGGAACATGTGCAGTATCTAGGGTCCCACTTGTTATATTACCCGCGTTGAGTGCAGTCAGACTCGTACCAATACCCGAGAAGGTTGTCGCTGTTAATGCACCAACATTAGCCGTTCCATGAACATCAAGGGCATATTCGGGTGAAAAGGTACCAACACCCACATTGGACGATGCAGTTAAAACACCAACATTAGCCGTTCCATGAACATCAAGGGTATATTCGGGTGCATCCGTTCCGATGCCCACGTTTGACGTTTCGGTATTTACAAAAAGATTTGCAGTTCCTACTTCTATGTTGGAACGAGCCGTGAATGCTGTCGTTTCATTAAGAAAATCGATTGTCGAGGCGGTTGTACTGGTAGTTGTGATTGAGATCTGGTCAAGATTGAAACTACTAGCATGAACATTTCCGCCCGTCACCCTGAGGTGAGCGTCGTTGATATTCAAAAACCTATCGTTTCCGTTCATATCTACTATTGAGTAAGGTTTTTTCTTACAAAGTGGGTTGCACTTTGGAGGAAATGTTTATTGAGGAAAAATTGAGACTTAGCCACAGTGATAGGTACACCCAACGAATGCTGCTATGTGGACTGCGTTTGATTCATCTGTTTGAGTGCCATCGGTTGTGAGAAAACGCCTCTCGTATGGTGCCTCCGTCGCACCCGTCTTGTCCTCAAATTGAAGCTGACCATTATCATCGAGGACATTCTCACCCCTTTGAATTTGATAATACGTGGTGATTTCATCTTCTACATTTGAATATCGATCGTATTCCACAAGTTGGTTCCAGGCATCCTCTGTAATTATTCGGGTACCAGTCTCTTCACGTTTAATAGTTTGAACGGCGACGTTGGACCCCGTAAAGTCACAATCCATGGTGATCTTGGCTACTGAATAGTTCGCGAGGAACTCACTGTCCTGCTTCTGACCGTAGCCTGCAACATTGGAGGTCGTGATGTAGTCGCCCGACTCCAGGGGTCCATTGGTATCTACCACCCAAATGGCACCTTCACCTACAGAGTTCACTATGGCACGGTTGTCACCGACAATCTTTACGGATTCGGAAATTACACCACCAATTTCCTGTTTCCTTTTAGGTGATGGTTTTTCAATAGAAGAAACAACACCAAAACACGCCTTATCTTGAGCGACATTTGAAAGGGAGACGATGGGAAGTGATTCGTCTATTGTGATCGCACTTTTACCGGTAGCCAATCCATTCAATTTTACAAACTTGTTCTTCTTGGCTGAAACGATGAGACCCTTTTCCATCGACTCATCTGGGAAACATATATGTTGCCCGGTGAACGTACCGATGGTAGTTGTTCTTGCATAGATTTGATCTCGCACATCTAGTGCAGAACGCGGTGCTCGACCATTGCCCAAATTGATACCCACTAGGGTGTTTTGGAAATTCGTGACGTGGTATGAATCACCTCTACCCATATCGTAGAGGGTCTTGACGTCTCCGGCCGTGAGGGCTGTGTTGTAGAACTTTACATTTGAAAAATCCGCATTTATATGGTAAGAAGATGATGGCCCATATGAACCCAAATTGAAATTTTGTGGTGTATTTGGTAAAGCTATATTGTTAGTTTCATTGCTCGGGTTTGAGTGTGGAAGTATCTCGCCGTTTATGTACATTCTCGTAGTGTTAATTGCAGTACCCGATTTAACGACAGCTACATGTAACCATTTATCCATGTTACCCGTGAATTCAAAAGTATGATCTATACGTCCTCCACCACCGTCAGCTTCTGTGCGGAAATAATTATCTTGTGTCAGTGCGTAGATGGTGAAATTTGTACGACCTGTACCGGCCGCGTCACCGACACCATATAGTGCCTGCCAAGATTCCTCTGGACTTTTAAATTTAACCCAACCCGAAAATGAATGAACAAATCCAGTTCCGTAAGTCCAATCTTTCATTTGGATGTAATCTCCCGACCCATCAAATTTAAACGCCTTATCACCTATGCTATAATACGCATTTCCTATTAATGTTCCATCATTCCCCATCTCCGAAGTGTCGTTGACTGTAGTCAAATCTGTGGGGTTCGTGGACGTGTCAAATTCCACTAGCAATTTATGACGCTTAGGCACGACGTGACGTGTATTCGTCACTGATGGACCTATGGAAGGTACTGTGAGGTTCTTGGTGAGGGTCAGTTGGCCATCGTGGAGGACGGATTGTTTCGGGGGTAATTGTTCGCGGGTGCCGAAGAATCGTAAATATGCTTGGTTAAGTGATTCACTTGCACCAGAAACATATTGTGGGTGTCCAGAAGCACCTCTATGCCCCATTATATGCGTGACCACGAGACGATGGTACGTATAATAATAACCGTTTGAATTTGTAGACACGTAAGCGATTGTTTCAGATTGAAAGGTACCGTATCCACCCGCGTCAGAGGCACTTGACATACCGTGAGGTGCTATGGCACCGGAACCCGTATGTTCCCAATCGACGCCATTATTACTTCCCAAAATTATGAATTTACCTATACCACGTGCTTTACCATAACCTTTTCGCGGAGCGGTTGCTATTCTCGTAACATTTATCGCGTACGGGGTACGCATTGCGATCCAATCACCATAAACGACCGAACCATCTTTAAGGGTTGATTGTATCAAACCATCTCCAGAAGTTATGGCCGGGGCGTACACCCCAACTATCTGGTACGTTCCCGGTGTTGAAAGACTATCACCATGCCAACCACCGTCAGTAGTAAATCGGGGCGTAAACACTCGTGTAAAGTCCCATGATGTATTTCCTCGATAAGAATATGCCCATGTACCCTGACTCGAGTAGAATTCGAATTTACCATGTCCCACTATATGTGTATCGTAGTCTAAAACTGATATAGCCCTAGGAGGAAACTTTTGGAATCCATACGTCGGATCAGGTTCATCCAAGACCGCCAACCTCCCTTCCGGTTCCGTGGTTCCCAAGCCTAGGCGACCTTTGTGGAGGGTCACGGAGTTTTTAACTCCGCGGAAGGTGTCCTTTTGGGCATCCCAAATCTCGAGGGCTTGGTCCTCCCCCACAAACTTGTCGTAGACCCTAAAGTTGGCGACCTTATCGATGTTCCCACCACCGATCTGGATGGGGATGGAGTCGACGCCTGTTCCGTAGTATCTGATTTCATTGATATCAAATGTGACCCTCGAACCCTCGTTCTTGTTGACTATGAGTACGAGATATTTATACGCATTTCCAGTGTTTGTATCCGGTATTAATGTCACCCGACCACCACCTTCAGCTACTGTTGTCGTCGTCCAAGTTAATCCACCTGAGAAAGCTTTTAAT